CCGTGACGCCATCACCGAGCAGGACAAGGCGCTGGCGACGCAGGCGCTGATCCTTGAGAAGTCGACCGATGCGCAGGAGGCCTACGCTGCCGGCGGCAACAAACTCACCGCAGCCCAAAACCGGCTGCGAGCAGCGTTCGGCGAGGTCCAGGAGCGCCTCGCACGCAAACTGCTGCCGCTGTTCGCGCAAGCCGCAGACATCGTCGTGGAGCTCATCGAAGTGTTTGAGAAGGACGGCCTCGGCGGCGTCATCTCGGACGTGTCAGACCGCATCAAGGATGCGTGGCCGGCAATAAGGACGCAGCTCGGCGTGTGGGCTCAAGGGTTCGTCAACTGGATCAAACGAGTCGGGCCGCCGTTCTTCTCAGCGCTCGGCAGCCTGCTTGTCGACTTCGGCAAATGGTTTATTGACGACGCCCTGCCCGTCATCATCGACAAGCTCGGCCAATGGGCAAACGCCTTCATTGACTGGATCGGGCCGCTCATCCCGCCGTTCTTCCGCCGGCTCGGCGAACTCATCGCAGACTTTGCGAACTGGTTTAGCGGCTACGGCCTGCCGATGATTGTCGAGAACCTTGCCAGGTGGGCACGAGCGTTCCTCGAGTGGGTCGGGCCGCTAATCCCGCCGCTGCTGCGCGAGCTCGGCAACCTGCTCGTCGACATCGGCTTCTGGATGTTGACCGACGCCCTGCCAAAACTGATGGGCTACCTGGCCGAGTGGGCCGTAGCGCTCGTCGAGTGGATCATCGACGTCACGCCTGACGTGCTGCGCGAGCTTGGCAACCTGCTCATTAGCCTCGGCGTCACCCTTTACAACGGCGCAGTCGACCTCGGCAAAGACCTGGTGCAGGCGATCGTTGACGGCATCCGCTCAGTCGGTAGCAGAATTCCAAGCGCTATCAGTTCATTCATCCCGTTCGGCAATTTGTTGCAGCAGGCAACCGATCCGTTCCTGCGAGGCAGGGCTGCTGGCGGGCCGGTCAGCCTCGGCAGCGCCCCGTACATCGTCGGCGAAAACGGCCCCGAACTGTTCGTGCCAACCGGTGCCGGCACAATCATGAACAACAACCGGCTCGGCATGATGGGAGGCGGCGGCGACATCAACGTCACCGTAAACATGCCTGCCGGTAGTAACGGCGACGACGTCGTCAGGGCGCTGCAAGACTTCCAACGACGGCGAGGCGCGATCCCGGTCACGACGTCCGGCGCAAGGTTCTAGCCGTGGCCTGGCCCGACTACTCGGTCTATCTGGTCGAGGACGTCAACAACCGCAACGACATCGCCGGAACCGTTCTCGGTTTCAGCATCGAACAGGTCGCCGAAGCCGGCCAGATGGGCCGAGGCAACGCTGTAATCGAGCTCGACAATCAGGATGGCCGTTACACGCCTTACAACGGCGGCACCTACTCTGACGTCGACTGGTTCTCAGCAGCGATCGAGATCACAGTCGGCACCTACCCGACCAGCATCCAGTCCTACCTGTTTGCAGGCATGATTGTCGGGTTTGACCTCGTCGACGACGGCATCAACTCAAAAGTGCGTTTGAGTGTCGCTGACGCGTTCAGCATCGGCGGCCGCACAGCCATCGTGGACCGCACCGTCACCGGCACCACAACCGGCCTCGCAGACTTCATCGAAACGTACTGGTCAGGCACCTACGGCGAAGTGCAGCTCCCGACGCTCGGCGCTGGTGCAGGTGCCGAACCCTTCGACGACGACGCCGGCCCGACAGCGCTCGAGATCGACTACAAGCTCGCTGACGTGCCACAAACCGCAGCGATGGACGAAATGAACGCTGCTGTGCTGCCGGCTGGGCCTGGCGTAGCGTTCCCGACCCGCCTGTTCCTGCCTGACCCTGGCTTCCCGCTGCTGTGGCACTTCACAAGCGCTGACCAGCTCCACAGAGGCACCGCCTTCGACACGACGTTCACGTTTACCGAATCACCAGCCGTCGGCGAGCTCCCGTATGCGCGCCTCGAGCGTGGTTACAACATCGACGAGGTCACGAACTCGGCACAAGTCACCGGTGCGTTCTCCGGTGCTACGCAGCAAACGTCACAAAACACGTCGTCAATCGACAAGTACGGCGCACGAAACCGGCGGTACACGACCGCTGACCCGACCGACGCCCAGGCGGAACAGACGGCGCAGGCGTGGACGTCGAAATTCAGCGACACCGACTTTGTGGCGCAACGCATCCTCGTCACTCGTGCGATGGTTGCCGACAAGGTAGGCGACGACTCAAGCCCGTGGCTGTTCCTGCTCGACTGCCGCAAAGGCTGGTGGAACCCAGCAACGGTGACGTACACGCCGACTGGCGGCAGCGAACGCACCGACGAAGTGCTCATAACGGCTCGCACAATCGAAGCCACCCCGTCAGACACAACCGTCATGTTGACGCTGCGCCCGCTCGCAAACTATTGGGCCTTCACGCTCAACTCTGACATTCTCGGAGTGCTTGACGTGAACAGACTAGGATGACGCCACCATGACCTTTTCAGCGAACCAAATCTTGACCGCCGCAGAGCTCAACGACCTGGATATTGACTCGCTGGTCGTTGACACTGACGTGCTTGTCGTCGACAAAACGAACGATCGTGTTGGTATCGGCACCACGTCGCCTGACGCATTGCTGCACCTCGCAACGTCAGCAACGACAGATACTGAACTGCTGCGCCTTAGTGGGGCGTGGTCGGCTGTGGATCGTTACGGCTACATTGTGGGCGAGACTTCTACCGATGGCGGTGTGTTGGCTGCCATCGGTCTAGGAACGGCAAGTAACGGCAGCAACAACAACGACGGTGGTATTGAGTTCAGGACGACTTCTGCCGCAACGACAGATATTTCAGGAACTCTGACCCGCATGGTGATTGACCAGAGTGGTCGTGTCGGTATCGGCACCACGTCGCCTGACCACGTTCTGCAACTCAGTCAAATTTCGGGCGGCGAGCAGGATTTGTTGCGCTGTGTGAATAACAACGGCTCAGAGGGTTTTCGTGTATCTGCGAGCGTGGTGCGCTCCGCAACAATCGCCAACACCACAACGGGCTCTGCAGCGAATGTGTTTGTCAGCACGTCCAGCAACACGCTTTTCCGTTCCACGTCGTCTGGCAAATACAAGACCGATGTTGAAACGATGCAAGACAGCTACGCCGACGCCATTCTCGGTTTGCGGCCTGTGTGGTATCGGTCGCTGTGCGAACACGACCCAGATTCGTGGGGTTATTGGGGTTTTATTGCTGAAGAAGTGGCGGAGATTGACGCACGTCTTGTGACGTTTGGCGTGCCTGACGATTACGAAGAGCAGTACGACGAAGACGGCGAAAAGATCGAGCCCGACGTAGCAGACCTGACCGAACCCGAGGGCGTGCAGTACGACCGCCTCGTGCCGCACCTGGTCAACCTGCTAGCTCGTCAACGTGACCAGATCGCTGACCTGGAGCAACGCGTCGCCGCTCTTGAAGCAACGTAACGGTCGACGATGCGCGCCGCCTTGCTGGCACGCCGAACCAGCCGAACCCTGCTCGCAGCCACCTACCTGCTCGCATTCTTCGCACCGTCAACCGTGCTCGGCGTGCCGGCCAGCGTGGCGCTGTCAGCTGACACGCCATACCTCGATTATCAGGTCACCCTTGACGGCGAAACGCTGTTTTACGTCACCGCCTCGTCGGGCCGCAACTGCGCCGGCTGGGACTTCGCCGAGCACGTCGACCCCTACCTGATCCTGTTCAGCGACACCGGCGAGGTCGCCCGGGACGACGACGGCAACTTCAACGAGGTCGGCGACTGCTACTCAGCGAAGCTCAACCTGACACCCGCCGCTGGCACCTACACGCTGCGCGTCAGCTCATACCAGCACGAAACAAACATGACGGTGCCGAGCGGGTCGGTGACGCTGGGATGGTCGCAGGACGGCTACCAGCCGCCTACAACGACGACGACAACGACCACCACGTCAACGACCACAACAAGCACCACGACGACCACGTCAGCACCGCCGCCAGAGCCACCCAGCACAACGACCTCAACAACGACAACAACAACAGCGGCCCCCTCGACGACAACGAGCACGACCAGCACTACCACAAGCACCACGAGCACGACCACGACCACGACGATCGAGGCACCGCCATCTACCACTACAACCAGCACCACGACGACTACGACGGCCCCACCTACCACGACAAGCACCACCACGACCTCGACCGTGCCGCCGACCACGACCACGACAAGCACGACGCTGCCGCCACCGCCGACCACGCTCCCACCGACAACGACGACCAGGCCGCCAGCGACAACCACGTCGACCACCACGACCTCGACGACAACCACCAGCACAACGTCGACGACCACCACAACGACCACAGCGCCGCCCACAACGACCACAACGCCGCCGACGACGACTCAGGCACCACCAACCACCACCGAGCCACCGAGGCTCACAGAAGCGCTCACAGTCGCTGCAGCGATACCTGACGAAGCCCTCGCAGCCGCCGTCGTCGACGTCATCGCCGCCGAACCCGACGAAATCGCCGTCGAGGACGTGCAAGAACTGGTTGAACAACCCGCCTTCGACGACCTCGAGCCCGTGCAGCTCGCTGCTGTCGCCGCAGCAATCAACGACGCACCCGTAGAAGCCAAAGAAGTGTTTGAAGACGCTGCAGCCGATGACATGTTCTCGCCGGCGCTCGCCGACTACACTCGCAGCGACAGCCGCATCAGCCAGGAAGACCGGCGCACCGTTGTCGCTGTGACAGCTGCCGGCGCTGTGCTCGCCGTCCCGAGGTCCGCAACCCCGATACCGTCCCCGACTGGTTCACCTGCCAGGAGAAACCAGACGTGAGATACGTTCGAGAACTCTTTGCCCTCGGCTTTACGATCGGCGGCGTCGGCCTGGTGCTCATCACCCTCGCACCGGGCTCGTCAACGTTCCGCTACGCCGTATGGATCGCAATCGCCTCGCTGGTCGCCCACATGGTCGCTGTCGCCCTTGACCGACCCGACGACGACTAAGCTCGTCGGCATGTTTAGCTCACTCAATTTCAAGGACTCAGCCGAGCGTGCTGTCGCTGCGTTCTGCCAGACGCTGCTCGCCCTGGTCGGCACCGACGGGGCCGGCATGCTCGAGGTCGGCATTGGTGACGCGCTGCAGGCCTCGGCCGTCGCTGGCGTGCTGTCGATCGTCAAGTCCTACGCTGCTATCAAGGGACCGATCGGTGGCGCTAACCCGTCGATGACGAACCTCGACGAAACGCCGTGAGCAAAATTCCGGTCACGTCGAGCCGAGTCAAGATCGACGGCCTACACCCTCGTTTCATCGCACGCCTTGAGGCCTTTTTCGCTGATCCTCGCATCGCCAACCGTGTCGCTGTCGTATCCGGCGTGCGGTCCTACGCGCAGCAGAAGTACTTGTACGACGGGTACAAGGCCCGCAAACGAGGGTTCAATCTCGCTGCGAACCCTGACCGCAAACTGCGCAACGGCTTTCAAGGCAGCTACCACATGGCCCAGCCGGCGTTTGAGGGATTCGGCTACGCCGTCGACTTCCGCATCACTGGCAAAGGCATCACCACTGGCGAAGTCAAGAAGATTGCAGCCCAGTACGGCATGCACGCACCTGTCCGCTCCGAGTGGTGGCACCACACGCCAGGCAGCGTCAGAGGCTTAAAGTTCGAATGGCTGCCCTACGACGCATCAGCCGAACCACCGTCACCTGACCCGAAAGACGTGCTCGCCGAGGTCGCAAAGTTCGTCGAAGCATGCAAAGACACCGTGGTGCGCCGTGGCGACCGAGGCGCTGTCGTCGAGTTTCTGCAAACACAGCTCGACAAAGACGGCCACCGGCTCACCCGGCAAGGCAAGCCTGGTGCCGGCATCGACGGCGTGTTTGGCAAGATGACCGACCAGGCCGTGCGCCAGTTCCAGCGCGACGAAGGCTTGGCCGTTGACGGCATCGTCGGCCCGGTTACCTGGGACAGCTTGATCGCCTGATCCTTGCAAAGTTCTCCACAGCGTGATTGGATAACGCGCAGTGTCCGACCGAGGGCACAGACTGGAGAACCATGCAAACCCGCATAGCTGACGCTGTCACCGTCGCCGTGTTCATACTGGCCGGCCTGCTCGCCGCTTACATGCTCGTCGACGTCGCCCTCGACCCGGCGGCCTGCTTTGGGAGCTGCTCATGACCGACCAGCTCGCACAGCTTGCTAAACCCTTTCCGCAGTCCCTGATCCAGAAAAACCCGACTGGGTTCGGCTCATACGTCAAACACAGCGTTGTCGTCGAAAAGCTGCTGGCCGTGGTCGGCCCGTTCGATTTTCGCATTGTGCGCGAGATTCGTGACGCCGACACCGGGCACATTTGCGGCGTCATCGGCGAGCTCACCGTCGAGATCGACGGCCGCACCACGACGGTGCAGGACGCTGGCGACTGTGAACGGCCCGAGAACTGGCCGCACGACGGCGCACGCCTCAAAGACGCCTGCTCTGACTGTCTGAAAAGAACGGCAGCACGCATTGGGGTCGGAACCCACCTTTGGAGTGCTGACCAGTTCCGGCTTGATCGTGCCCTCGAACGCAACGCCGAAGTCGAGCGTGATGTGCAGCGCGCAGCCCGAGAAGACTTTTTGCGGGAGCGTGAAGAACGGCTTGCACAACAAGACGGTGCAGCATGATCTGCCACAACTGCGGCGGCGAAAACCGGCACATTGCCTGGTGCGACCAGTACCGGCCGGCTGTGGTCTACAGCAACACGACACCGAGGGCACGCAACACCGACCCCACAACGTCACATCAGGCCGCAGCCAGCGTCGCAACCGACACCTTGACCCGCACCCAGGCCCTCATCCTCAAGGCGCTGCGTGCGCACGGCCCGCTCACCGACGAACAACTGTGCCAACGCATCGCCGAGGTCGAACGCAAACCTGTGTCGGTTTCCGGCATCCGCACCCGCCGCAGCGAGCTTGTCACCGCTGGCTGCGTTGTCGACACCGGCGAACGCCGACAAACAGCAACCGGCCGGCAGGCGATTGTTTGGAGCGTCGCATGAAGAAAACACTCGGCATCAACGTCTGGCCTGCTAGCGATTTTGACCCCGAGTTCATGGTGTACGAAGTCGAGGTAGAAACGCCGTGGTGGACGCTTACGCAGCGCGTGCACTTCCACGACCTGCCCGCTGCCATCAACGAAGCGCTCCAGGCCGTCATGCAGAACGACGCGCCGAAACCGTGAACTGGTGGCTGTTGTGGGCGCTGCTGACTTTCGCTGTCGTGGTGCAAGCTGTCGGGCTGCTCTGGCTGCTCATCAACGAACGCCGTGACCGAGGCTGAACTGCAGCAGCTGCTGACCGACGCCGCCGAGCTAAACGGCTGGCTCGTGTTTCACGACAACGACAGCCGCCGCAACGCCGCCGGCTTTCCCGACCTGGTGCTCGTCAAACCGCCTCGTGTGCTGTTCCTGGAACTCAAGTCAGAGGTCGGCCGTGTTCGACCTGAGCAGCACGTTTGGATGGACGCCCTGATGCGTTCTGACACCATCGGCTCGGCGATCGTGCGGCCTGAACACGCCGACCAGATCATCAAGTACCTACAAGACCCCGAAAACAGAAAGCGAAAATGAAGAACCGCAACATGAAATGGCACGACCTGGACAACGCACTTCAAATAGTCACGAAGTTCGTTGACACCTGGTCGCCCTACTTGCACGGCCTTGAGGACCTTGACGAGTGGCGAAGCCAGAAAGGCGACAAGATTCTCATCGACAACATCTACGAGATCGTCGACACAGCGCTGTGGTGCATGACTGAGGGCGAGTGGTCGCTTGCAGCCGAGCTGCTTGACATCGTCGCCAGCTCGCAGATCATCGAGCGCCCAAACAGCGACATAGTCGTCGAGCGTTTCTGCTGGGGTGACTGATGACGTCGAACTATCAGCCTGCTTGGCAGGCAACGTGGGAAGGGTTCGCAGAAGTGCTCGCCGCTGATCGCGAGGCCCGGCTGCGCAAAGAACGCAGCGAACGAGCAAAGACCGACCTGACCGACCCGCCGAAGCCTCGAACGCACCAGGAACGCATGGATGCCGCCCGGGGCATGCACGTACACGGCGATAACATGCAAACACCGGCCGCTGACCGTCGACGCATCCGCAAGCACCGTGAGGCCGGCAATGAGTAGCGGCGGCGTGTTCTTCGTAGTCCTGGCCGGCCTGGTCGTGCTGACGCTGTTCTGGGGCTGGCTGTACGTCAAATGGCAAGTCGAGCACGGCGAACCGTGGCGAGAACGACAAGCAGCAAAAGAGTTCGGCCCGCTGTTCGACCTCGAACCGAGCAAAGACCACGTCACCCTCGACCGGTCAGCGCAGCGCTTCCGGTACGTAACGAACTGGGACGAAGTCAGGAAGCAGGCAGGCCGATGACCCTTGAATGGTGTACCCGATGCGGCCGCTACTTTGACGAACAACGATACAACGACCCGGTCCCCGAAGTCGTGCGCTTGGCCTCAGTGCTGTGGAACGTACCGGTGAAGCAGCTGCTGTCACCGTCACGCAAAGCCGCTGTCGTCGCTGCCCGCCAGCCGATTATGGCTGTGCTGTATCACCAGTTCGACATGACACTTGCGGATATTGGTGCCGAGCTTGACCGTGACCACACAACGATTCTGCACGGCATCCGCCGAGCTGATCCTGACCGTGTCACACAGCTCACCGAGGCTGTCAATGAGGTTTGACGACCAGGCCGCCGACGGAAGGAGTCAGACGCCGGCGGCCCAATCGTTGACACGCTGGTGATCGTGCGGATAGCGTGCCGGTCGCTTCAACAACCGAGCTGCATGCTACTACATGCACGGCGACAGTCAGCCGACCAAATGACTGCGCGTCAGGCACGTCACGGCCTGGTCGACCCTCGAGGCCGATGCCCGCAACGGGGCGAACAGCTGAATACGTTGCACAACGAGCTCGCCGGCCGCAGGTGTCACCGTGTCCCCGCACCTGCCGAAGCAACACGGACCAGCGAGCACACGACGGGACCCGCCGAAGTAACGCCCGGCGGCTATGTAAGCGATGCCCGAAGCGATGGGAAGCGCTGCGCATAGACCAACAAAGGCGCAAAAATCTGCGACCGTGGTCTATGACGCTCCGCGCCTCCGCTCAAGGAAGGAGGGACGTGCTTTACGTTCCAAAGAAGCAGCACGGCCTGGTCAGGCAGCACGGCCGAGCGGCCTACCGCAAAGGCTGCCGCTGCGATGACTGCCGACATGCAGAAAGCGCATACCGACGCGAATACCGAAAGGCCCGCCAATGACTGGCAAATACTGGTACGAAGACCGCACATCGCACTGGCATCTCATCAAGCTCGATGAGCTCAACGTGACTGAGCTGCGCTGGCTGTGCCGACAGTACGACCTGCCCGAAAGCTACGACCGAGACGACATGCGCAACCGCATCCGAGCTCGTGACGCTGTGACGGCCCACATGCCCCCAGACGGCCCCTGATGGCCTTCGTTTTTTTCATGACCCCCACACCAACAC